TGGAAGCAGACGGTATTTTCCTGTTTGCTTTGGAGGGACTCCGCAGGCTTATGAACAATCATTATGTGTTCTCGGAAACACAGGTCAATGCGGACGAGCTGCAGCAGTACCGTGAGGAGTCGGATTCTGTGCTTTCGTTTGTAAAGGAATACTGTCAGCTGGATGCATCGTACTCCGCCGGGTCGACCGAACTGTTCAATGCGTATAAGGGGTACTGCGAGGAATGCGGTCTGAAACCATATTCCCAGAAATCGTTTGTGCAGCAGATGACGGCAGCTTTCCCCGATATTACAAGGAGCATTGATAAACTTGGGAGAAGACGCATTCTGACGGGAATAAAACTGGGCGAGTTAATTGGATGATGGGACTTCTGGCGGTGTTTCCACGGGAATATCGCCGGAGTGCGCCTTTGCACTTGACACGTTTGACACGTAAATCCTATCTCTCCATATATTATCCATATTTCCTTTATACCTTAATTTCAAAGCAAAAAAATATATGAAAATAGGCAATGTCGTGTCAAATGTGTCAAAAGCATTGAAAACAGGGAGGTCAGTTTGACAGATGAAAGAGTCGGACATCGTAAAAGCCATAATGAAGTACCTGAAAACCGTGCCGCACTGCTTTGCGTGGAAGGAACACGGTGGAATGTATGGTACAGCAGGCATCCCGGATATTATTGCCTGTATTGATGGTGATTTCTTCGGATTTGAGGTAAAGACCGAAAGCGGCAAGCCTACAAAACTACAGGAGGCAACCATCCGAAAAATCCTCGCAGCGGGAGGTACTGCCTTGGTGGTGCGCTCGGTGGATGAGGTGCGAACCGCAATAAACGGTTCCCTGCACTGACACAAAGATACATCGCTTCTATGCACCGATGCCTTTATCAATAATCAGGAGGTATCGCATATGAGCGGCATGGCAAATTATGAGAACCTGGCGAACGCCATTATTCTTCAAGCCGTAAAGGATTATCGGACGGCACTCAAGTGTCTTAAGGCTAATCAGAGGAACAGAGCGGCATTGGCTGACAGAAATGAAATTGAGCGTTTTTTCCGTTCGCAGTGGTTTTCAGTACTGACAGATGTTGATGGTGAATCGCTCATACGCTCCTTGACCAAGGAGGTGGACGAATGACCGCAAAAGAATATTTGAATCAGGCACGGCATCTGGATGCTCTTATCAACTGCCGTCTGCGTGAGATTGACTACTGGAAGGATTTGTCGAGCGGCGTCTCAGGCAGCAGCTTTGAACCACACTATAATCCGAACCGTCCGACAGAAGCACCTTTTGTCAGATGTCTGGAAAAAATCGATGAGATACAGCGAAGTGTCGAGGAGAAGGTCGCATATCTAATCAAGCTGCGTGATGAGATCAATTCCCGCATCGATATGCTGGATAATCGTGAAGAACAGCTTCTGCTCCGTTATCGTTATCTGGACGGATGCACATGGGAGGAAATCGGGCGGATGCTGAATGTGTCGCTCCGAACCGTACACAGGATTCATGGCATGGCACTTCAGCATTTTCCTGTTCCGGATTAAAAGTTGGCACGGTTTGGCACAGTATGGCACACCCCGCTTGTGGTATCATTATAATAGCGAAGAAGAATGAGACGAGCCTTCATGGGAGCAATCCTGTGAGGGCTTTTCTTATGCAAAAGGAGGTGTGGCAGATGCCAAGAAAACCAAAGCGACCGTGTTCCTACCCCGGCTGTCCAAGGCTTACAGACGGACGCTTTTGTGAAGAACATGAAAAGCAAGAGAACAAACGCTACGAGAAGTACGACAGGGACCCTGCTGTACGCCGTAGATACGGACGGGCATGGAAACGAATCCGTGACAGTTATGCAGCGGCACACCCGTTGTGTGAGCAGTGCCTTGCAAACGGCCGGTACGTCAAGACCGAGGAGATACATCATAAACTCCCTCTGTCTCAGGGAGGAACACATGACCGTGAAAATCTGATTGCTCTTTGCAAGGAATGTCATGCACGAATACACGCATCGAGTGGTGACCGCTGGCACAACCGCTGACCGGTAGGGGCGGGTCACTTCTCTACGGTGAAGTTTCCGTGGAACGGGCGTGGGCTTTCGTGTGCAAAAAAAGCGAAATCAAACAGGGAATAACCCCTGACAGGAAATGAAGGTGATTTTATGGCAAAGGACGGTACTGCCAGAGGCGGTGCAAGAGCCGGAAGCGGACGCAAGTCCAAGGCTCTGGTTGAAAAAATAGAAAGCGGCAATCCGGGCGGCAGAAAACTGACGGTCATGGAATTGCCCACAGATTCAGACCTTTCCGGTTCGGATATGCCGGAGGTCAAAAGCTATATGCAGGAGCGGCAGAAAAATGGTGATGATTTCGATGCCGCAGAAATCTTCGAAGAGACATGGCTCTGGATAAAAGAGCGTGGCTGTGAAAAGCTCGTCAGCACACAGCTTATCAGAAATTATGCGATGAGCGTTTCCCGCTGGATACAGTGTGAACACGCTATATCCGAGTTCGGATTTCTGGCAAAGCATCCTACCACAGGACAGGCTATCGCTTCTCCCTATGTGTCGATGAGTCAGAACTACATGAAGCAGGTCAACAACCTTTGGTATCAGATATTCCAAATTGTGAAGGAAAACTGCACTGCGGAATTTACGGGAGCAACTCCGCAGGATGATGTGATGGAGAGACTGCTCCGCTCTCGGAAAGGAATGTAGCTATGTTTGAAAAAGTTAATCCGAGCCATCCGGATAAGGTGGCAGACAGAATCGCAGGTGCGATTGTTGACCTTGCTTACAAGGTTGAGAAAGATCCGAAGGTCGCTGTGGAGGTTCTTATCGGTCACGGTGTGTGCTATGTGATTGTGGAAACCGATGCAGATATTTTTGCGGAGCAGATCAAGCGCATTGTTACCCGTATTGCGGGGTCGATGGCAGTTATTTCTGATATCCATCCGCAGGACGAGATTCTTGCAGGTAATCAGAAAAGCGGCGTTCATTGCGGTGATAATGGCATCTTCAAAGGAATGCCGCTGACCGATGAACAGAAAGAGCTGTCCGGCATTGCCCATGCCATCTATGAAAAGTACCCCTATGACGGAAAGTACATTCTTGATGGTGACAGGCTTATTATCTGCCAGAGCAATGCGAAAAGTACGCATTTGAAGAAACTCTACAGAAATGCGGAAATCAATCCTCTTGGAGAATGGACAGGCGGCACAAATGTGGACACGGGAGCCACCAACCGCAAACTTGGCTCGGATATGGCCGACAGCGTGACGGGCGGCGGTCTGCACGGCAAAGACCTCTCCAAAGCAGATGTGTCTGTCAATATCTACGCTTTCCTGAAAGCACAGGAAACCGGAAGACCCGTGGAACTGTGCTGTGCCATTGGTGACGATACCATTGACGGCAGACCCTATGCCGAGATTGTTGACATTGCCCGTGAGTATATCCGCTCCGTTGGCGGCTTTGAGAAATTTGCGGAATGGGGGCTGGTGTGATGAAAACAACAAGTGATATGCAGCTTGTCCCTATTGCCAAACTGATACCGTATGTGAACAATGCCCGGACTCATTCATCGGAGCAGATTACGAAGCTCCGTTCTTCCCTGCGTGAATTCGGATTTATCAATCCCGTTATTATCGACCGTGACTTTGGCGTTATCGCCGGTCACGGTCGCTTGCTTGCGGCGAAAGAAGAGGGCATCATCGAAGTGCCGTGTGTATTTGTTGACCATCTGACGGAAGCACAGAAAAAAGCCTATGTCATTGCCGACAACCGTATGGCGATGGATGCCGGATGGGACGAGGAACTTCTGCGTGTCGAGATTGAAGCGTTGCAGGGAGCGGACTTTGATATATTCCTTACGGGATTTGACGAGAGTGAGCTTGCTGACCTGTTCGCCGAGGAGAAAGAAGCCAAAGAGGATGATTTCGATGTGGAGGAAGAACTGGCAAAGCCGTGTATCTCCAAGACCGGAGACATCTGGTATCTCGGCAAGCACCGTGTTATCTGCGGAGATTCTACCTCTCAGGAAACCTACACAGCATTGATTGGTGATTCTAAGGTTAATCTTGTATGCACCGACCCTCCGTACATGGTTGCTCTGAATAATGCGTCCGGCACGATCGCCAATGACAATCTCAACGACAAGGATGCCTATGACTTCCTCCTGAAAGCATTTCAGTGCCTGCACGAAGCTATGGCGAAGGATGCCTCTATTTATGTGTTTTACGCCACGATGAAGGCAAGGCTGTTTTACGATGCCTATGAGGATGCCGGATTTAAGGTCGGTGCGGGTCTTATCTGGAAGAAACCAAGAGCGCCGCTTATGCGTACCGACTGGAAATTCAACATGGAACCGATCATCTGGGGTTGGCGAAAAGACGGAAAACACATCTGGTACGGAGATCAGAAACAGAAGGCTGTATTTGAATTCGATGGTATCAGGAATTCAAAGGCAGACGGTTTCGGTCACCCATCCAGCAAGCCTGTTCCGCTGATCGCCTATCTGGTGAAGCAGTGTACGCAGACCAACGGCATTGTGTTGGATGCATTCCTCGGTTCTGCATCTACCCTTATTGCCTGTGACCAAATTGACCGTATCTGCTACGGCATTGAATTGGAGCCAAAATATGTGGATGTGGCGGTAACACGATATATCAGTGGTCATGATGAAAAGACAGACGGTATCTATGTCATTCGTGACGGTAAGAAATTCACCTACGAAGAAGCGGCAGCAGCTATGGAGGTGGAACATGAATAATTTAACATTGGGAAGTCTGTTTGACGGCAGCGGCGGATTTCCTTTAGGCGGCTTGATTTCCGGCATTACCCCTGTGTGGAATTCGGAAATTGAGCCGTTTCCTGTTCTTGTGACAAAAAAGAGGATGCCGTTCATGAAACATTATGGAGATGTATCTGCTCTGAATGGTGCAGAGCTTCCTCCCGTGGATATCATCACCTTTGGCAGTCCTTGCCAGGACATGAGCATTGCAGGCAAGCGTGCAGGCTTAGATGGCTCACGCTCCAACCTGTTCTATGAAGCTGTCCGTATCGTAAAAGAAATGAGGTGTGCAACTAATGGAAAATATCCAAGATTTATCGTGTGGGAAAACGTCCCAGGAGCCTTCTCATCCAACAAAGGTGAAGACTTCAAAGCCGTCCTCGAAGCGGTCTGTTCCGTCAAAGGCGGTGAAACAGATATTCCTCGATATGCGAAATGGCCAAACGCAGGAGAAATCCTGGCAGACGATTACTCAGTCGCATGGCGGGTATTTGATGCGCAATACTGGGGAGTTCCCCAGCGCAGAAAACGAATCTACCTTGTCGCAGATTTTGATGGCGGGAGTGCCGGAAAAATACTATTTGAGTCAGAAGGCGTGTCTGGGTATACTCCGCAGGGCTTCCGCTCGTGGCAAAAC